CGCCTTCTGCTAATTTTTTACGTGTAAATTCTTGTGCTCTCATTTCTCGTATAACCTTATTAGCATATTTAACTGAATTTTCATATGCGTGTCTTGTATGTACCGCTTGAACATTCTTATCATCGCCGGGTTCTTTATGCTTTGGTGGTTCTTTGGCTTTTTCTTTTTCAAAGTACTTACGCATTTCTTCTGCGCTAGCTACTTTCTTTTTAACTGAAGTTTTGGATTTTGATAATAAATCCATCATACCTTCGGCTGCTACTTTTTCTTTCTTAGGCTTTTTACCAAACGCAGGATCCGCCATACGTTCTCCTGCCTTGTGCATTAGTTCACGTACTTCGTCATCGCTAAGTTCCGGACTCATAGCATCACGCCAGGCCTGAAAACGTTGTTCTTCGCTAGCACTAGGATCTTTAAGTATATCACGCATTGGAGTAGCACGTGGGCCTTCCTCTCCGCGACTTGGATCATTTGTTTCTTGACGTGCAATAACATCTAAACGGTCGAATGTAAATGGAATCTCGCCTTGTTTATTTGCTATACCGTTATAGTGTTTTACATAACTTAAGGCTTTAACTTGATCGGCACCTACTACAACTGTACATTCAGTGTAGCCCATTTCGTTTAACTTGCGTAGTACGCGAGTTAAGTCGGGCATTTCTTCTGTAGCCACGTGAAATATTTGTCCGTGTTTAGGAAATACTTTGCGGTAGATATTTAATTTTTCTTCCGGATGTAGCGGATCGTCTTTACCAACAGAGCGACTTAGCACAAAATATGGATCTGCACCAGTCTCATCGGCCTGGGTAATTACACTACTGGCCAACATCATATGACCTTTATGACCCATACCGCGGCCCCAGCCTACTACAGCACTTTTACCTTCACCAGTACGATTAAGAAATTCACGCAACTTCATCGTCTTTCCTTGGAGCCCAGTTAGCCTGGTCAATAGTTTTGACAAACTGTCCAGGCAAGTCATTCTTGAACTTGCCGCCAGGATGCGCTTGTACATAACCTTCTGGTTTAGTTTGACGGATACCGCCGTGTGTACCGCTACTTAATGCAGCGATTACTTTCATCTTTTCGTGCGTTAGCAATTCAACAGCAGTTAGAATAGCATCTAGCCCAGGATGAGTTAATACTTTTTGTGCTTGTGTATTACTTAACTTAGCTGTGGCCCATTGCGCGAATTGTTGTTTAACTCCGGCAACACGTAAATTTTGATTAAAGAAACTATACAATACATCACCAGGCTTACTTAAACCAGGTTGTCCAGCAACAAAACTATCGATAGCGGCTTTATTTTGTTTAATAAAATCTTCAGCGTGATCTAATCCTGACTCATCTACTTGCGGTGCGTGTTCGACATAAGTTGTGCCTTGCACTAGCACATCACCGTTTGATAATTTTTCAGCATTTGGATAACGAGTTTCTTCAGCACCAATATGTGTATAGTAGCCAGTTGCGGCAACCATCATCTTTGCGTTAGCAATCTTTTTACCTAATTCGCTACTTGCTGGAATGTGGAAGCTAGTTATATTAGGAGTAAAATCGTATTCGTGTGTACTAGGATTTAATTGTGCTGGTTGTAATGGGCTGAATAAAACTCCGCCTTCAATAAATCCTGTCTTAGGACTAATCTTTTCAAACAACGGCCATAAGTCTGCAAGACCTTGTGCAAATGCACGACGTTGATCTTCTTGACCAGGTTTAGTATTTCCAGTTCCTAAAATAAACATAGCAACGTCATCTGGATCATTCATTGTAGTACCAACACCACTCTTAGTATGTGTTGTACCACGCTTTAGGTATTCCCAGGCATTCTTTGGAATCATACGGAACTTGCCGTCTTCATCTCTGCCCCAGTATATAACAGGACTACCATCCCATTTTAATTCAATAGATCCGCCTTTGCTAGTCATATGACGTAGACGTTCAATAGCGTGTAACCCGCCAGTACTACCATTTGTAAACACTAAGTCTTCAATATGTTGATACTTACGACCTACAGTAGGTTTAGCCGCCGCTTCATTAATTGCGGTTGGACTAACAGCTTGCCAACTTGCTCCACTACTAGCTTTTTGGAATATTTCATCACGACGAGCTTGATCTGGGATAGCGGCCAAAATACTTTCAACACTACCTAAGTCAGTGCCTTTAGCGTGTTTGCCTAATAAATGTTGAGCAATTACATCTAAGTCATCGCTAATAAAATGTGCTTTCTTACCTTCTGCATCGCGTGAGTACAATCCTTCGTCCGGTGACCATAACATATTTTGACTACTTGCTAGTGCATTCATCATCATCTGTTTGTGTACACCTTTGTATGGACTTCCCGCAGGAATATGGTGTGTATGAAACTGAGAAACTCTTTCAGCGTTCTTAACTGCTTTAATATCAACCTGGAAGAATTGATTATTGAAAGGTAATAAAATATGAACTGTAACACCAGTACGGCGAGTTTTTAAACCTTTAGCCTGTAATTGTTTTTCTAATTCTTGACGTGCTGTCTTAGGATCTTTAATTTTAAATAGATCCATAATACGATCTAGGTCAATCATTACATCTAAATCGCCACTCATCTTTCCAGGAGTAGGAGTTGCCGCACTACCAATAAGGTGTGCCTTTGTTCCTAAGTCAGATAGGTATTTGTTTGTTTCTTGTGCTAGGTCTTGTGCGATAGCTTGATCAAAGTGCTCGGACTCTGACCAAATATTTCCACCTTCGTTGATGATTTTTTTGTTAGGTAGATTAACAAATAACTCTCTTAGTAACATTGTTAATCCTTATATTTGCCGTTAGATACGTGGTCTTTAAATTCTTCGTGCAACTTTTCACATATTTCTTTAAGTAGCTCTTCATCTAATGATGATGGTAATGCTTTAATTGGAAACTTTTTACTATAAATTTTATAACTGCTTTCTACAGCAGGTTTAAAAACACCCATTTTAGTTGGGCGTTTTGCCTTAGCATTGTCCAAACATTTTGCTAGACTAGGATATAAATGACGGCGATATACGTCATCGTCATTGTGCATAAAGTGTATTAAGTCTTCGGCTAAATCAAAGTTAATTTCGTTATTGTCGCCCTTACGGTCAACAAATTTCTTTTCATCGAAATTAAACCCTTCTAATAATTCATTTATTCGCATTTTCAAGCCCGTTGTGTATTGTCAGCAGAATACTCTGCAGTTAGAGTATTTATCGCTTTTGTAATCAACCAACTATGCTTTGATAATGCGTTCGACTTTAGAAATAGCACCTGCAAGGTGCATTTTAGCCATCAACAGGTTGTTTTTTCCTGTGATGTAGAAGTGTGTACCGCCCCAACTACGAGGTTTTTGTAAGTCTCTAATACAACTCTTAGTTAGTTTACAATTCTTATTACTTTCGGCCCAATCAATAAACGCAACGTTAGGCTGTACAGTTTTACCCAATGTAACCCTATAGTCGTAGTCTGTCTTGGGCATAACAATAGTATCTGTGCTTAACGCAGTAGAATTTGGTGGCACAGATATGTATTTTACATTATCGTGATTTATATTTGCTAAAGAATCTATATCAGCTTTACTATTAGAATAAACAGTGACCCACGGAGATTCTACCCTAACATCAATATCTTTTAAGTTGCATAGTATACTTTGCAAAGCAAAAGCATAGTCTAAATCATCTTTACCTTTGATATAACTAGTGCGCCAACCCGACCGTGTTTGATTTCTAGATAAATCTATTTGTTGTAGCTGGGCCAGCGCATTGTCCATATCGGCACTACGAAACAACTGCGCACCAGCACACACCAATACAATTTTGTATTGGTATACGCCTTTGAACAGTCGAGTAGTAGTCTTATACAGCATCTGTTGGCATATCCACTAATGGTGTAACTTGATCAACAGTTAGCAAGGGAACTTTAACTTCTTTTGGAACAGCAACAATTAACAATTGATCGCCGTCTATTGTAATATTAGCACTACCGCCATTCTTCAATGTGCCAAACAACATCATCTTAGCAAGATTGCGTTTGATTTCCTTGTCAATAACACGCTGTAAAGGACGGGCGCCCATCTTAGGATCGAAGCCTTTAGTAATCAACCAATCTGTAGCTTCCTTGTTAATTTTGATTTTAACACCTTTGTCTTTAACCTGTGCCTTAAGTTCATCAATAAACTTAAGAACAATCTTAGTCATTGTTTCTTTAGCCAATTTGTTAAAGGTAATGATACCATCCAATCGGTTACGGAACTCTGGTGTAAAGAACTTTTTCAAGTCTTTGTCGCTGTATTCTTTTTCTTGAGCACCAAATCCAATAGCATTCTTTTCAGCTTCGTTTGCACCAGCGTTCGTAGTAAGAATAAGGATTAAGTTACGGCAGTCTGCTTGTTTTCCATTTGAACCGGTAATAAAACCATTGTCCATCATTTGTAGTAATACCGTGCTAACATCTGGATGCGACTTTTCAACTTCGTCAAACAGTAGAACAGCATTCGGGTTCTCTTGAATCTGTGTGATTAGTAAGCCAGCATTTTCTTCAAAGCCAACATAACCTGGAGGGCTACCAATTAACTTACTGATACTATGCTTCTCTTGATACTCACTCATATCAAAACGTAGCAACTTAACACCTAGATGTTTAGCAAGTGCTTTGGCTGTTTCAGTCTTACCACACCCTGTCGGACCCATAAACACAAATGATCCAATTGGTTTGTTTTCTGATTTCAAACCGGCCTGTGCAACAATGATCTTATCTACTACTTCAGTAAGTGCTAGGTCTTGTCCGTACACTTCTGATTGCAAATTATCTTGCAAACTAGCCAAGTTACTTGATTCGGTTTCCATAATCTTTTCTTCTGGCATCTGAATCATTTTGGCAAGTTCAAACTGAATTTCACGTTCGCCGATAGTACGCTCATCTGCAATCTTTAAATTAAAGCGTGAGCAAGCAACATCAATTAAATCAATTGCCTTATCAGGTAGTTTTTTGTCTGTTTGATATTTAACTGACAATTTAACAGCCGCTTGTAGTGCATCGTCACGAATTTTAACATTGTGGAATCCTTCGTAGTATTTCTTAATACCTTTAAGGATTTGCAATGCCATTTCTTGTGTAGGCTCGTCAACAGTAATGCGTTGGAAACGGCGCATCAATGCACGATCTTTTTCAAAGTGCTTGCGATATTCTTCCCAGGTAGTACTGGCCACAACTTTAATGTTGCCTTTGCTTAGAGCCGGTTTCATCATATTAGCGAGATCGTTAGCAGAGTTGCTAGCAGATCCTGCGCCAGAGATCATATGTGCCTCGTCGATGAACAGCACAGTCTTACCTTTCTTACTTAGACCTTTTAGAACCATCTTAAAACGT